CCCAAGACCCACAGCTTAGAAGGCTATCCGAGTGAAATGATGTTATATACTGATATGTAAGTTATTACGCTGCTTATCTTTTTAATGATATATTCGTTTTATTGCGAGTTGGTAGTGTTTTAATAGACACCATCGCCATCTTTTCCAGGTTTATATGGCTCTTTTGTTTTCTTTGGTTTTACGTATATCCCTTCGCTTATTTGAGAATCATCAGTTACATCTTTAACAAGTAAGAAGTGTAACACTTTATCTTTTAATTCAGATAAGAAATAAGTATCTTTTACTCTCCATCCTAACTTTGACATATAGTTAAGTGCGTCTATATGAGAATTAAACTTTACTGGCTTCTGGTTATTGTCGCAAATAGTACCATTGCGTTCTGCTCCAAGGTCAATAGTTATGTAAACTTTTCCAACACCCCAGAAATTGTAAGCCATAACCTCGCAGTATGCTGGATGTGTTTTTTGTGCATATGCTATACTTGTGACTAATAGCATAAAAATAAGTAAGTATTTCTTCATTTATCTATTATTTATTTGTTTTACTTCAAATTGACTACTGTCCAAAGAATTGCACCATATATAATTAGTGCGACTCCAGCTATCAGATAATTCCTTGCAATCTTTTTGTTTTTCTCCATCTGTTCATCAGTTGCAGGTCTTCTAAATGGTACTGAGCGTGTGATATTGCCGTTGTATCTCAACCCATTTTTATATCTGTTGTCTGTTACATACGTTTTATATGTAAAAACCTTCTTGCCTCGTACGATGTTCGTCTTGTTACGTAGATTAAAACCATAAAGTAACAACGCAATGCCGCCAAAAGCATTGAAAAGAAATGCAATTAGACAATGAATAAGAAAGTTCGGAGATTTATATTGTTCATATAAAAGTTCCTCACTATTTTCATCTATAAAACACTTACTTTCATATCCAACCCTGCGATAGGGGGTTGAATGTGCATCGCCATAAAGCTGATTACTTACAACTCTGCCTGCGTCTCTACCAACTTGATTTACAGCAGAGCGGATTAGTCCTTTTCCTAAGTTATTAAAAAAGCCCATATTCTGTTTTATATTATATAAACTACATCTGCTCTCGTGAGATTGTACCGACAATCTTGTAAGCGTGTAGTATGTCTTGTTTGCGAATGTTACGTGTTGGATAAACAGGGCTGAATGGTTCAAGGCGGATAGTCCTGCTGTCTGGAAAGCATTTCCGTATAAGACGTTCGGTCTTGGTCACGATAAGATAAGTGCAACCTGCAATTATATCCTTATCGGACGGAAGGAAGAATACAACATCACCTGAGCTATATTTCGGTGCGGCTTCGTTGCCATAGACGGTAATACCAGTGCAACCGTTGAAAGCATAGATAGAAACGTATTCAAGTACTGGATAATTATCTTCTGTAAAGTCCGCCTCATTTTTCATTCGTACGTCAAGATTAAGAATAGGTTGCGATGTTGTGTGTGACCTTAGTCCGAAGATGTCTTTGCCGATAATTTTGGAAATCTGAATCAGATAAGCATCCTTGAAGTCTTGAGCGTTCAATCGAGAGTTTAACGCCTGTACACTGATACCTAATTTCCCAGCAAGCCAAGTAAAGTTTATCTTATGTTCAGATAATATTCTTCTTACCTTGTTACCTTCCATAACTTCATCATTTTAGTTATCGATAGATATTATAATCGTTTCATACATCCAAGCACCTCGAAGACACGTGTAATCATCTTGATTGGTACTTCCTGCTCGTCAAATTCTGCCGTATTGATAGGTATGAATCGCAGTGTACCTTCTGACTTGCCTTGTCGTATAATTTTAACGGTGCGTAGGTGGTTAGCCGTCACGACAGCGTATATCTCTCCCATGCTTAGGTAGTCCTGCCAGCCTACGACTTCTTTAATAGCGATAATATCGCCATGTGATATTTTAGGTTGCATAGAGTTTCCTGTGATGTTACACCACACCACTCCATCTTGATTGTATGGTGCGAAGTCTATGTTATACTCTGGCACTACGGTTTGGTCATTGAATACCAAATCGAAGCCTCCAATGAAATCTACGTTATAGTATGGTCGTCCGCTTGTACGTGATATTCTCGGTCTATCTTCGTATGTTACTTTTATCTGTGTATTGCTGTTTGCTGTGTCTGCTTGTGCGTTCAGCATCTCTCCATCTCCATCGAGCAACCAATTAAGGTTAAAAATATCATCAAAGGCATTATTAAAACGCTTAATGAAATTATCTGTTAATATTTTCGGGTCACCCTTAAATGCGCCAGATACATTTGGGCGTGTCGCACCCATTTGTACTGCTAAGTCCTTCTGGGTATGAACTTTCCCATTGCTACGTAAGAACTCAAAAGCTTCTTTAAGTCTATCATTTCTACCCATAATAATAACTTTAATTCTTAATAAGAGTTAAATAAAAGAACTTTTATTATTATTTTTCTTGCAATAATAATTTTTGTTCTTATCTTTGCACTGTAATTCTGAAACAAAGGTATAAATAATATTTGAAACTTGCAATACCTCAAACGGGGTAAATTAAAAAAAAGACTTGAATATGAAAGCAATTAAAGTTACAACAAAGTTAGCAAAAACAAGAATGGTGCAAGATTTTATCCTTGCAGATTTTGTTAAAGGTCTTATCAATAACAAGAGTGATGTAGACAAGTACATCCAACTTATAATGAAAAAGTTAGGAGTTGATAATAATAAGGCTTGTGAGATATTCAGAAATGCTATCAGGTAAACTAATATGCCCCGATAAGGGGCATACTTAAAAAGACTTGTTATGAAAGCAACAAAATTACAGTACAGCACACGAGAGATAAATCGAGACTTTAAGATTAAAGTCTACGGATATACGGAGGAAGGCAAGAAGGTTGATAAGCTGGTAGGAGTTTCAGGGCTCATCCTTCTGATAGGAACAGATCATGTAAACAAGCAGATTGAAAGAGCTTACAAGTCAGGTCAAGATAAATGCGTATGCAAATTAAGAAGGGGGTTGAAGGTTACTTATTACGCACACTAATTAATCACTATACAGGGTGTTCAGTTAAAGGCTGGCTACTTGGTTCAAGTCCGAGACACCCACAGCGCAGAGAGTACAGATTTTCGGGGAAACCCTTTGAGCCATCTCTCATAAATAAAAATGACTGAAAGCGGGTGGTTTAGAATTGTACCACAACAATCGGGCGAGGTGAGCCTTAATCACCAAGGCAAAAGAGTATAAGGCTCGATGGTGGTTCGAATCCACCTTTGCCACGAAGGCTACGCATAATGTAGCGGTTCCCCTGCCTGATGGGGCTGTAAATTGCAGGATTGAGATAATATCCAAATATAGCGATGAAGCAGAGGCCAACCGTAGAAGCAAGCAGCCCTATAAGGGTCGAGGCAAGCAGCGGGGAAGAAAGTAACAAGGAGCTAAGTAACAAATAGGCTGGCGTCGTTGAACTCGACAGCATAGTGCGAAGAATAGTAACACAAACAGACCGTAGTAGGTTAGCCAGTCACAAGTAATATAAAAAACAAATCATATGGAAGAAAACAAATTAAATCTCTTGAAAAAAGAGAACGAAGAATTAAAGAAGAGCGTTGCTTGCTTGGAAAAGCAACTCGAGGAACAGAAAGGCGTGCTGTTAGCATCACAAGATGCCGCTAATCAGTATAAGGATTGGTGGTTTAAAGAGCAAAAGAAGCGTGAGAAGTTAATAGAGGACATAAAGGTTATTTCAAAAATGTATAACATACTAAGTCAATCATGGTAAGAATGAGAAGAGAAAGAATTTACGGTGAATACAAAAAGCCTGTTATCCCTACCCTCAAGAGTATGAAGGTAGGACAGACGGAGGAGTGGCCGATTGAACGTATGGAGGTTGTACGTGTGTCTACCGCCAATGTAGCAGCGATGAGCCGTAGAGAGGGAAAGAAGTTCAGAATGCGATTAGGGGAGCTGGTAATAGAAGTTACCAGAATATCCTAAAGCTGTACTATCTGAAACGGAACACCGTCTGATACTGGAGTACTGCAAAGGCTATTCTGATAAGGAAGTAGCCGATAAGTTGTGCAAAAGCTATTGGACGGTGAAGACGCAAAAGAAAACTATCTACAGGAAACTTGGTATATCGAAAGATACCGAGCTGTTATGGTGGATGGTTTGTGAGAGGTTAAAGATAAACTTTGACCTCAGGGAGATACGAAAGCATGGTATCGAGATACTCTTTAGTTTGCTTTTCGTTGTTCTGCAAGTAACGAACAACGGAGGAGATTTACGAAGATGTAGGATGTCGAGACGTGCGAGAACTGAAATAAGGTCAAGAAATGGGAAACTACATGATTACGGATAGTGAAAAGCTCTTGACCATAATGCGAGTAATGAATAGTAAAACATTTGGATTGAGGTTCAGCGAGAAGATAGTAGGAGGTCGTGCCAGACTGGAAAGACTAATCACTGCTGGAAAGATTAGAGCCGAGAAGGGCAACGGAGAAGCTCAGAACGGCAAATGGTTGGTAAACGCTGCCGATGTCCTACGATATGCAAGAGCAAAATGAAAACAAGGAAGATAAATAAAAACAAGGTTGTTAGTTGGCTTGACGAGCAAAGCGAACTCTATACCAAAATCATGGAAGAGCCCGTAACGAGGGGTACAGTGTTATTGGTTAATCTGATAGCTATCTGTATTATCATTGCTGCGATAGCTGCTGGAGGTGCGTTAATCATTTCTGCAGGGGCTACGCTTTGTGCAGGCTATCTGGTAAGGATGTTAAACAGGAGAAACGAATAGCTTTCACTTTTGTGAGAGTCTTTTTTTAAGTTTATTTTGAAGTTTTTGGAAGGTGCAGCAGGGTGCGGGCAAGCGATTGTCTGGGCGGTTCGATACCGCCGTACCTACGATTTTTAATTAATTAAGCGTATGGATAAATTAAATTTTAGAACCTTACATGCAGACGAGATAGAGTGTAGGGTCGGAGCAGTAACGGATGGTAAAGGGTGCAGCCTTCTGATGTACAAGAATGCGAGAGTAGACATGACGCTACTTGATGAGGTTGTAGGACCAGAAAACTGGAGGCGCAGCCATGAATTGATTAATGGCAGTCTTTTCTGTACGGTAGCCGTGCGATCTGACAAAGGCGAGTGGGTGACTAAACAAGACGTAGGAACCGAAAGCTATACAGAGAAAGAGAAGGGGCAAGCGTCTGATGCTTTTAAGCGTGCTTGTGTTAACTGGGGTATAGGTCGAGAGTTATATACATGTCCGTTTGTCTGGATAAACCTAAAGGAAGACGAATGGAAGTCTGGGTATAATGGAAAGCGACAGCCAAAACCGAGATTTGTCGTGTCGTCTATAGAGTATGATAACCAACGTAAAGTATCCTTTATCGAAATCAAGGATGATAAAGGAGTGGTACGTTATACTTGGGGTAACTCGAGCGAGTTGGATGATGTGCGTGCAGAGGCTATCGACAGAGTAAAGAGAGCTACTACACGGAAGGAACTGGAGGATACTTATAATCTCTATCCAGGTCTAAGGAAAGACCCGGTATTTATTGATGCGTGCACGAAGCAGTCAAAGAAAATTGAAAAAGCAGCATAACTATGGAAAAGAATATATTACATAAAGACTTTCGTAGAGACTTTATCGAGCTTTTGTTAGATGCAGGCTTTAATGATGAAGAAGCAAATAAATTAGTTTCAAGCAAGTACAAGGAGAAACTAAAGATAGAAGTTGTTAAGCGCCTTAAAGAAGTAACATCTTTGATCGAGAAAGAGGAATATGACAAGGTTAAAGAATGCTTGGCTTTTTCACCATCTGGAGATGGCTACGGATGTGAGAATAACTATATAGATTTTTCATATCTTTTCCCTGCAGATGATGAATACGGGAACAGATATATTAATGACTTAGGTGATGTTATTAACGAATTATCAGAGTGAAGTACGATGAAAAAAAAGATAGAATTAAAGAAAAGCCCTGTCATCTTTGATGAAGGTGCACATACGTACACTTTGGATGGTGTACGATTGAGTGGTGTAACAGCAATTGTCAAGTGGATGTTCCCAGATACCTATAAGGACATTCCACAGTCTGTATTGGAGAAAGCAGCCGAGCATGGTTCGCTCATTCACAAGAAGTGCGAGCAATACGATAATTGCGGCTTTGGAGATGATTTGCCAGAGGTTAAGGAGTATGTAAGGCTAAAGAAAGAAAACGGGCTTACAACGGCTGAAAACGAGTATCTCGTAGATGATGGAAAGAATATAGCTTCGAGTATTGATGTTGTCTTCGATGAGGACGAGAAAGGCTGTTATCCGCTGGCTGACATCAAGACTACGAGCAAGATACACAAAAACAATGTATCGTTGCAGTTGTCTATTTACGCTTATCTGTTTGAGAAGTGTAACAAAGGCAAGAAGGCTGGACGATTGTTTGTTGTCTGGCTGCCAAAAGAACAATACGGAAAGGCGGAACTGATGGAACTTAACCGTATCAGTGCAACGGATTGTAAGAAGATAGTTAAGGCATACCTCGCAAAGGAAGATTCAACACCATACAGAGAGAAGTATTTCGTAGCTAAAGAGACTTCTACAGAATTAGAGCCTATCGAGGAGGCTTTACCAGCCACGCTGAAGGATGCCGAGGACGAGATTATCAAAATCGAAACCCAGCTAAAGCAGATGGAAGAGAGAAAGAAAGAGCTGAAAGAAGGCTTATACAATCTCATGGCAGAGCACAACGTAAAGAAGTGGCAAAGCGAACGAATACAGATAGTTCGTAAGCTGGATAGCACACGAGAGAGTATAGATACGGCAAAGGTAAAGAAGATGTACCCGGATGTATACAAAGAGTGCTTGAAAGTGTCAAAAGTCAAAGGAAGTATAACGATTAACGTATTATGATATGGCACGGAGTAAGAATTCAGTTAGCCTTATAGGTGTAGTTGGTAAGGATGCAGAATTAAGGCAGACGCAACAAGGTGTACATTATGCACAGATTTCACTTGCAACGTCTACTGGTGGCTACAAGAAGAAAGATGGTACGGATGTTCCAGAGGTAACACAATGGCACCATATTGTAGCGTGGAATAACCTTGCAGACTTTGCGGGTAATTACGTAAAGAAGGGAATGAAGATAGCCGTAGACGGAATGATAACCTATCGAACGTATAAGAACCAGCAAGGGGTTGATGTGTATACAACAGATATTGTAGTAGATAGTATAGTATTGATGACTATACCGCAGGGGCAACAGCAGAATGTAGCCCCGCAACAGCAAGGGGTTGTACAGCCTACTGGAGGTTATACACAACCTCAACAGGCTACAGTTCCACAGCAGCCTGTACAGCAGCAACCAGCTAACTACCAACAGGGAGGCTATGCGCAACCAAATACGGGTGCACCGTTCCCACCCGCCCCCGAAGATGATTTACCATTTTAATGAAAGTTGTAAAAGTTGAGAAGAAAGATGGTCGGGTTTCGTTAGATACGGATCTCGACTATCTTTTTTCAACGTTAAAGAATGGTAGCTACTCACTGATACTGAAACGTGTTAGTGAGAAAAGAACGATAAATCAAAACGATTTAATGTGGATGTGGTTTAAGTGTATCGAGAATAGCACTGGAACGGATAAGAATGACATCTACATGTATTACTGCAAAAAGTTCTTGTGTAAAGTCATCCGAGTAGGCGAAAAGGTAGAGAAGGTGTACGAAACATCATCTATGCTTAATACAACACAGATGACAGATTTTCTGAACAAGATACAGGCGGATGCAGCAAGTGAACTGGGTATAATGCTACCTATACCAGATGATAGGTACTTTGAGGCTTTTTATCAGCAATATAATGTCTAAATTAAAACAAGTGAAATGGACTTTAAGAAAATTCAATTAACAAAGCAGAATACGCTTAATGTGGTGTATTCTAATCGTGATGGAGATACCATTACGATGGTAGGTGCTAACATTGTGCACAAGGACTTCAAGGAGGCTATAAAAACCCTCGTACCTCATTTAGCTTTCCTAACAGAGCAGCGAGAGACTTACGATGCCTTGCTGGAAGAGCTGGAAAGGGAGAGAGACCGAGAAGAGAAAGGTATTTACAACCGACTATCTGTTACGTCTATTGCATTCAGTGGAGACGAGGTAATGATATCAGGTACTCGTGTACTTGATAGAGGCGACGTTATGAACCTTAACGCACCAAAGATATCTGTAGTCGACGATGATAAATACAGGTATCTGTCGGAGTTATCTTTAGCTATCGACAATGTGAAGTATGAAGCCGAGCAGTACGTTAATGAGCGTAAATGGGGCTTGAAACAAGGCGAATTAAACTTCGATGAAGCCGGCGATCCGTTTGCAGGTGTTGAGGCTGGAGAAGTGCCACAGGTATCTGTAGAGATTAGCACATCGAAAGGTGGTGAAAAGAAGAAAGGAAGGAAAAAGAAAACAGAAGTAGCTTAACGAATTATGATGCGTCTAAATATAATGACGTTTACCTTAACTCCTAACTGCTACAAGGTAGTTTTTAATTACCAGCCTTTATTGATTGCATGTGTGAAAAGAATACCGTCAGCTCGTTATAGGGCTGACGGTAAATTTTGGGAGGTCTCGCCTACTGATGAGAATTATCTAAGGCTAATGGCAGATTGGGCTGTACAACGCCGTCTATGTAATAGTGTTCAGTGGCTGAAAGATGAGGAGCCAGTAGAGAGCTATGAGATACCAGAGATGCCAAAACTGGAAGTAGAGCATAATATGACGCTTGAACCATACGAATACCAGAAGGAAGGTATAGCATACGCATTGGAGAAGAAGAGGTGCATAATGGGAGACGAGCCAGGACTTGGAAAGACGGCACAGGCTATTGGTACGATGACAGCGAGCGGAGCATGGCCAGCACTGGTAATATGCCCAGCGTCACTGAAAGTAAACTGGCAGAGAGAGTTTAAGAAGTTCGGAGGTGTGCAAGCTGTAATACTAAGCGACGCTAATAGAAATACATGGCAGCTTTTTTGGCAGTCACGCAATAATGCAGGCGAGCCTTTGGCAAAGGTCTTCATTACAAACTATGAGAGCTTAAAGAAGTACTTTGTTAAGAGAGTAAAGAGCCAGCAACGATTCACGCTAAAGAGTGTTGAATTTGACGAGAGAATAAATCTATTTAAGTCTGTCATCATTGACGAAAGCCATAAATGCAAATCAAGTAAGACACAGCAAAGTAAATTCGTGCAGGGTATTGCTAAGGGCAAAGAGTTTGTACTGGAGTTGACAGGTACACCTGTAGTAAACAACAATACCGACCTTATCCAGCAGCTTAATATTATGGAGCGGTTGGAGGACTTCGGAGGATATACGAAGTTCAAAGAAAGATATTGCGCAGGCGAGAACCAATCAAGTCACCTAAAGGAACTTAACTACTATTTGAATAAGTTTTGTTTTTTCAGAAGGCAAAAGAAAGACGTTTTGAAATGGCTACCAGATAAGACACGTTCGTATCTGGTAGTTGATATTGAGAATAGGAAGGAGTACAACGAGGCAAAACAAGATATTATTCAGTATCTAAGAGAGTTCAAGAAGGCAGATGATGATAAGATACAGAGAGCTATTCGAGGGGCTGTAATGGTAAAGATGGGTATATTGAAACAGATATCATCAAAGGGAAAGATTAAGGCAGCTATTGACATCATCCACAACACTATAGACGGAGGCGAAAAACTGATTGTGTTCTGCTTTCTAAAGCAGGTTGTACAGGAACTTAAAGAGGAGTTCCCAAAGGCTGTTACGGTTACGGGTGATGATGATGACAGAGCAAAGCAACGAAGTGTTGATGCTTTCCAACAGGACCCAGATACGAAACTGATTATCTTAAACTATCGAAGCGGTGGTACAGGCTTAACGCTTACAGCAGCCTCTAATGTGTTGTTTATCGAGTTCCCTTGGACTTATTCAGATTGTTGTCAAGCGGAGGACAGAGCGCACAGAAACGGGCAAAAGAATGCTGTTACCTGTACTTACTTACTGGGAAAGGAGACGATAGACGAGTATATGTATCAACTTATACAGACAAAGAAGGATATAGCCAACGGAGTAACTGGTACGATTGATAATGTAGAAGAAAAGAAGGTTAACACACAACAGATGTTGTTAGATGCAGCCTTCGATATGTTCAAAGGAGAATATTAATTATGAAACCATTAACAGAAAGCCAGATACAAAAGCAGTGTGTAGAGTGGTTCCGAAAGACTTATCCGAGTATCGAACCATTGTTTTTTGCTGTTCCTAATGGAGGAGCAAGAAACGCATGGACTGCAAAGATAATGAAAGATGAGGGCGTAAGGTCTGGTGTAGCCGATCTTATACTTCAAGTTCCTATGGGTGGTTATGCTTCGCTATGTATTGAGATGAAGACACCTGTAGGTAAGCAGTCACAGAGCCAGAGAGAATATGAGAAGCTGGCAAAGCGTATGAAAAATAAATACGTAGTGTGCCATTCGTTGGAGGAGTTTCAAAAGGCGGTGCGAGAATATATTAACGTGTGAGATTATGAATTACATAAGTTTGATAAATAATTTTTGGTTGCTAAGCGAAGAACATGATTTCCGCCCAATAGATATTGCGCTTTATTTTTACTTGCTAAAAATTGCAAATAGTCTATCGTGGAAGCCATCCTTCAAAAGGAACAATAAAGAAATTATGGCAAAACTTGGGATAAATAGTCATCATACATTTAA